ATTGTACTATTACCACTCCCACTATAACTTGCCCAGTTTGAGATAGTTCGTTTCCTGTCATAGTCAAATACAAAAGGGGCTACTAATTGTATATCACTAATTGTGCAATATTTTTCAAGATATGTAGTCATTGCTAAATTCTCCTATTAATTGAGGAACTTCTAATTTGTCTATTAAACGAAACATCTCAGGTAGGTAATATTCTTTTTCTCTATCTGATATAGTGTTTGCTTGTAATATAGCAGATAGTTCTTTTAATCGTTTTATTGTTTCGCCTAAATCCATTAGTTTCCCTTTATAATTTTATTGTTCCAAGTTGTCATTCCATTATGTATGTCTAAGGTAATCAAGTTAAACCACCCATCTGTAAAGAAATCAACAATCCCTACATTGTGAGTCCAGTTTACCTTTCTACCTTTTAAAAAGTCTTTCTTCATCTTACACAAGCACCCCATACTTTGTGCTATATGTATGCCTGAAATGTGTTGCATTACACTTCGTTGGCAATCGTGGGTATGTCCATAGATGACATTACACCCTAAATTCTGTACTGTACTTCTTGCATGATTGACACTACCATAATGTCCCCCATGATAAGCATATAGCTTACTATTCTCTACTTTGAAGAGCTCTCCATAGGGAAACCAATCATATCCTCGTTCTTCTATTTTAAATAGATTCTCAGGCTTATATTGTTCCAAAAATGGGTTCTCCTCTACAAATTGATTATACCAGGCATCATGGTTTCCCATAGCCAAATATTTCTTTTTACACCCTACTTTATCAAGTGCTTTATCAATTCTATCCATGTGGTAATTGACTTCATCTGCTTCTTTATCAATTAAGGGAAGTTGGTATTCCAATGGTGGTCGCCTTCTTCGTTGCCATCTCCAATGTGATACATATTCCCCTTCTGCAAAATCACCTAAGTTGATAAATACATCAGGTTTTACTTTTTCAATTACCTTTAAAGCACAGCTAAATGCTTTTTCATCATGCAAAGGAAAATGCATATCGCCAAATATGATTCCTGTGCTTTTAATTTTTTTCATATAGTAGTTGCCCTTTTAAACCACCCATAATAGAATCGTTGTTGGTCAGGTTCTTCGGATACTAATCTACCATAGAATAAGCAGCGATAAGCTTGTAATCGTCTTTTTGAGATTCTCCCTGCACTACCTATGGTTATTTCTCCGATAACTCCATCTTCTTCAATCTTGTTAATTTTTCTACTATTAATGGCTTGTTGTAGTATTTTTACAGCTTGTCTTTGTCCCATGTTTACACACATATCGAAATAGGTGGCTTTCAAGTCATTCGGTAAGAAATCTGCTTTACTTGGCTTCCAATACTCATTGTAATAGATATTAATTGCATCACTTTTAGTAAGGTTCTTAATATCTACATCAGGATACCATCGTTTAGCAATACCAAACTTGGTTTCACCACCTTTATCATAAGGGTCATTGACATAGCCCCCTTCATGTTCCAGGACACCATCGATAATCTGTTCAAAGGTCGTCATGCTGACTTCTTGACCTTCTCGTAACTTCTCAATCCACCAAGTCCCAACATACCCATCAATACAGTTGTTAATGTTCCCATATCGAAAGTGGGTAAGGTTATTGGGTATCCAAAGGCAAATAATAAGAATGTTAAGAATGGCTGTAAGACGAAATGATAACATAAAGCTATTCCACAAGTCCAACCCACAAAAGGTCGCCACCCTGAAACAAATAAGCTGTTGCTATTGGCTTCAACTTTATTGACTTCAATCTGTGCTTTATTAATCTCTTGTATAAGTTGTGCTTTTTCTGCTTTATCAAGTGTAAACTCGTCTATCTTATCAGCTACTTTATCTATGATTCCTGCTACTACATTTAATTTAGACATCTTTTTCTTCTTTCACTTCTTCTTTTTTATCAAACGATTCAGTTAGCATTTTAGCAAAAGCACCTTCAGCTACATTTTCTCTATCCATTTCAAATGCTAAAGATGATTTTCTTTTTCTACAATTCTCAATGTGTTCGACAAGAATCTTTTGTTCTTGTGATAACTCATCATAGTTGTAGTCTTTATCGTTTATATTTACTTTTCTTTCTTCACTCATTTCATAACCTCCAAGTTATATTAATAAAATCTTTAACTATACCCACCATCAGCAGTTTCACTCATTTCAAAAGGTGGGTCTTCTAATCCTAAATATAAACCTGAACCTACATTAAATGAAAATGCAGGACCACCTGCTGCACTAAATGTATGGTCTATGCCACCAAAGTTTCCACCATTACATAAACTTGACAAACTTAAATTTGTTGTTTCATTACAAGATGTAGCCACTTTAATACTTGAAATACTAATATTTCCCTGTGCTATTGTTGGTACTCTGGTTGTAGCCATTATTCAGCATCTCTTATTGCTATATAGTCTGCTAATTCTGCTTCACACTCTGCAAGCTGTGCTTCTAAATTAGCTTTATGTGCTTCACATTGTAATATAGCTTCGTCTACTAATTTAATTTCTACATTCTGCAAAATTTCTACATCTTTACCTGAAGCATCTTGCATAACTCTTGTATGCTTGATTTCTACTCTTTTAGGTGCAGTTGTAGTTTCGTCTATTTTTCTTGCGATTACTTTAGCCATTTAATTGTTCCTTTAATTCGTTAATTTGTTCTTGTTGTTCTTGAACTGCCTTAATTAATACAGCAGTTAATTTTTCATAATCCAAAGTCTTAATTTCTTTATCAAAGTGTTTTTTATCTTTCACTATTTCAGGAATCACTTCTTCTACTTCTTGTGCAATAAATCCTATATCATGTCTGTCGTTTTCTTTCCAATCATATTCTTTTGGATTTAAACTCATGATTGTATCTAAGCCATAATGTATTTCTTTAATATTCTTTTTTAATCTTCTATCTGATGGTGTTGTTGAATAAGCAACAACATCTTGTTTTGCATGAAAGTCGCCATCAGTTTCCATTCTAAATTCTTCTGTTGCACCACCCGATTGATTATAAGGACAAGTACCAAATGATAAATATCCACCTGGAAGTGTTCCATTTCCTTGTGGATTAACACTTTTAATAAATGATGTTACATAAGGTGCATTACCACTTGTATCAGAAGCATACCATTCTAAAGTTCCAATAACATCTCCTGAATCCCAATCTGGACTTTCAGTAGTATTATTAATTCTAATGGTCGGTGAATCTAATGCACCATCTCCACCACTATTTCCTGATGCTACTTCTAAATTAGCACTTGGTGTAATTCCTATACCAACTTTTCCATCATTATCAATAGTCATTCGTGTAGTACCATCTGTTCTAATTTGTAAATCGTGGTCAGATTCCATTCCTAAAACACCATAACTATTATTTGCTTGTAATATAGTGAATGCAGAAGTTCCTCTTGTGATTTTTAAAGAATCTCCACCAAAATCTGCTCCATCAATTTGCAGACCAAAAGCAGGTGATGAAGTTCCTATACCGACTTTACCTGCAGTTGTAAATACCACTTCAGGACTTGATAAATCATCTGAACTATCATCAAAAGCAAAATAAGTTTGTCCTGCAGGAACTCCAATTCTCCAAGCAGAACTTCCTGCACTTTCAAATTTTTGATTTACTAAACCACTTGAAGCAGTAGTCAAATGTAGTTTAGCATCAATATCATCTTCTCCTATACCGACATTACCTGATGAGTCTATTGTCATTCTAAAAGTATTTGCAGTCATTAAATTAAAGTCGTGTGAACCTACTGTTCCAACTACTGCATTTGAACTATGATTTGCATTAAGTCTAATATCTCTTGTACCATCTCCTACTTTTAATTGTGTTGTTAAAAAGTTTGAATTACTTCCTATTAATAAACTTGTATCTGCTTTTATACTACCATTGACATGTAACTTTTCACTTGGTGAGTTAGTTCCTATACCGACATTACCTGAATCTAATGCTGTAATTACTGGTGTTCCTGCATTGTTAGCAATGTTAAAAGTTGATAATGGAAAGCTACCAGTCCCTGCACCATTAATAATTTTCCAAGAATAAGAACCATTACCTCTATTCAAAGTTATTGTAGGTTCGGCAGGTGATATTTCTAAACCTCCATTTACTTCTAATGTACTTCCATCAAAAGTAAGATTGGCTTCTGCATCTAATTCTGTTGTGGTAGAACCTACTGTTACTAACTCATTTGCAGTAGCATTGTTAAGTGCAGTAATTGCAGGAGTTGATTCAGCTGCAAAAGATACTGTTCCACTACCATTGGTTTTTAATATTTGATTTGCACTACCATCTGATGAAGGTAAAGTGTATGAGCCACCAATCTTAATTTTACCATCACTTACTATTCTAAATTTTTCTGATGCAGTTTCTGATACTCCTAATTGAAATATCATATCTGTTTTATTAGATGATGCTGTAAAATCTGCTGTTGCTTGAGCTACAATAGAAGCAGCTAATAGATTTGAATCACTACCTGCAGATTCGTCAGGTGCTGAAAAATTAATTCTTCCTAAAACTCCTGCTGAATCAACATCTGTACTTGATGTGTTTAATTGTAATGTTGTGCCACCTGTATTTTTTATAGCTACATTTGCACCAAAAGAAGAAGCTCCTGATGTTACAGCAAATCCTTTAGCAAAAGTCATTGCTCCACCATCTGCAATCGTAATTGCATCATCTCCATCTGTAAATTCTATTAAAGGAGTTCTAACTGATGTTGAAGCAGTTACTGTAGCAGGACTAAAGCTTCCTGAAACACTTAAATCGCCTGTAACAGCAGTATTACCTGTCCCTGCATCTACTTTAAATATTGTGCTACCACCTGAGCCATCTACAACGAAATCTACATCATAACTTCCATCTCCAATAATTACTTCATCTTGTGCAGAACCTAATGGGTCTGTTTTAATCTTGACTGTTGCCTGTGTAGAACTTCCTAATCGTATTTCATCAGAAGTATTGAAATCTATTATTTGTCCATCTGATGCAGTACCAATTTTTAAAGAAGAATTATAAATAGAAGTTATACCAACTTGTCCTGCATTTACTGAAATACTATGTGCTATTCCTTCTCCTGAAGTTGCCCCTGTAGAAGATAATCCTGATGATGCTGTAATAGTTCCAACATAATTACCAGTAGTATCTGTGCTTAATGCAACACTATTTGCAGCGATAGTTGCTGAAATACTTACATCACCAGTTCCATTAAAACTTCCTGATGTCCCAGTTACATCTCCAGTTAGACTAATTGTTCTTCCAGTTGCTAAACCAGTTGCTGTCGTAGCATTACCTTCTAATGCAGCTACTAATGTTCCAGTAGATATAGTTAAGTCCCCAGTAGCACTTGGTGTTGAGGTGGTTGTACCTAATGTAAATTTATCAGCAGATTCGTCCCATATAATTGCTGCATTATCTCCTGTGCTACCTCGTTCTATGATTATTCCTGAATCGTTAGCATTAGAACCTGCCCCACGATTTAATCCTATAATATTATCTGATACATCTAAATTTGTTTGGTTTACAGTAGTGGTTGTTCCATTTACTGTTAAATCCCCTGATAAAGTGATACTTGCCCCTTGTGTTGTACCAGTTAAGATTGGGGCTGCTAAAGTTTTGTTTGATAAGGTTACTGTGTTGCTAAGAGTTACATCTCCTGAAGCATTTAAATCAATATTTCCATTAGTATCGTCATAAGTGGTAGTAATGTTTGTATAAGAACCTGTTGTGAACATACTACCGACAATATCTTGGATAAATTCAGTTGCAGTTTTGCTACCAATATATAATTCAGTAGATATTTTAACTTTATTACTTGCAATCTGTAAATCAGATGCAGTCCCATCTCCATCATACAAAGTACGAAGTGTACCATCAATCCCTCCAGTTTCTCCCATGTGGACTAATTGAACATAACCCTGATTTACAGGTGTATTTCCTATATTGGTGTTACTACTCAATGTCTAATTCCTTATATAAATCTTTGTCTTTCATTCGTTTATGACCTCTACCAATGTCATCAGAAAAAATGGCAGGTTTGCCAATAAGTCTTTTAAGTTTGTTAGGTTTATCACAATCGAAATGACCGACTTCTGAACAATCTTTGTATTTTTCAGCAGTTATCGATTGTTTTACCTCAAATTCTTTTCCACAATCACATTTATAATCGTATAATGGCATCTATATCCCCTTCAAATTAATATTTTATGGTAATATAGGGCTAACCGAAATTAGCCCCATATTTAACCGATTTTCGTTAACCCAGATTATGGATTTACGAAGTTTACAACACCTAATGATGTTGAATTAGCAGCATGAGATAATGCTGCACCAAATAGTACATCAGCTACAACAGAAGTTGCAAGATGGTCAATATCATAAGATGATTGAACTCTTGGAGCTACTTGTTGTGCAAAGTAAACACTATTTCTGTTAAAGATACTTGCTGTTTCATCGCCAGTACCACCATCGTCATCCCAGTCTACACTTGGATAACAGCTTAAACCATAAGCCTGGATTACATTACCTGATACTAATGGATTAGCATCGTCTCCTCTTTTTTGAGCTTCTGTGAAGTCGCCAAGAGATAGTAATGACATATAAGCAGCTGGTGAAGCATATAAGAATGATTCTCCATCTGTGTAGTCAAAACCTGCATCAAGCATTTTTTGTAAACCACTTCTGATTAAAGCAGTTGTGAAGGTGTTATCAGCAGATAAAGTTACATCATTACCAGTAGCAGATTGTAATACATCTACTGCTAAGTAATTTTCTACTTTTTTAGCTAAAGCATAACCCATTGATTTTGCATAAGCACCAAATAGGTCAGCAGATTCTTGGACTCTTACGATATCTTCGATTCTTTTAGCTTCGTAGTGATGTTGGTCAACTGAAAGTTGGATTACACCATCTGTGTTGTTAGTATATGTTACTGCACTTCCTGCACCCTTAGCTGCAGCAGTTTCTTCAGTAACCTTAGGTATATTTAGAATGTCTCCACCCTCTGCTAACATTGATGAGAAGTCTTGTACTTGATTACGAATGATAAATTTTCTTTCAGCATAATCAAGGATAGCATCTCTCCACATTTCTGGGATAAAATTAGCAGCTGTTGTTGTTGTTACATTTCCATCAGCCATTTTATTACTCTCCTTTTAAGGTTTTAATTTCTATAGCCATCTACTATCTGTTTCCAAAGCTTAGGATTCTTTCTGGCTTTTTCTCTATCAGAATCTGATAAATCATTCCATTTGCTATTACCAGCAAACTTGCCAGAGGAAGTAACCTCTTTAGCATCAGATATTTGCACTTTTTTACTTCCCAATCTTTCAATGTGCTTTTCCAACTTCATTGTTGGCAGGTCTACATAGATTTCTTGTTCATCATCTGAAAGTTGGGACAGCAGATGTTCTCGTCTTTGTTTTTCTTGAATCTGGAATTGTTCTACTACAGGTTTTAATTGTAAGTTTTCTTCCTTCATCTTTTCATACAGAGATTTAAACTCCTCTTTTTCTTCAAGCTGTTTTGTTTCTTGAAGTTTGAGGTTTTCTTTGAGTTCATTCAACTCAGCTTCTGCTGCTTGGCTTCTTTGTCTGTATTTCTTGCTCTCTGCAATTAAATTACCGACTTCATTACTTGATTCCTGTGTAGGAGCTTCTGCTACTGCTTGTTCTTCTACTACTGCATTTTCTTCGGACATACTGCCCTCCTGTGTTATTTACCTATTTTAATCTTGATAGGTTTGCTTTCATATTTCTTCACATTCCTATCAACAATCTTTTGCAAGAATAATGCAGACTTATCTCTATTCTTTGGACTTAAATCTGCTATGACATACCCTCTATCTTCATTGGCTTGTACAATAGTTCCTCTTTCATATACTAAGGTTGCTCTATCCCTTTTGCCTTCAGGTCTTATTCTTCTTGCTGTTTCACCACTTAATAACATGGTTACTCTATCACTCTTTCTAAATTTTCCTAATGCACCAGTTGCTTTCTTTGCTGCATATTCTTTTGACTTATATTTCTTAATACCATTTTGCATGACACCATTGTTCATGTCTTTAACAATTAACCCTCTTGCATGAGATGCTAATTGACCATAGTTGGTCTTAGTAAACTTTGCTATGTCAGATGCTTTCATTATACTGGTACCCATTCATGTCTACAATTAAATCCACCTCCACCTTCAATGGTTGTATCGGTTTCTGTAGGTATTTGGTCAGCAGTTAATTGTCCTGCTGCTAATCCTGTTTGACATTCATCTCGTGTTACTTCATCCTCAGGTCCTACATATTCATACTTCTGTTCAGGTACATCCTGAAATAACTTTGCAGTAGTCGTTCTTGCAAATCGTGCAAAACTATCATTCAATAATGCTACTTGTTGTTTACTACTTAATGCTCTACCTACTCCATAAGTTTCAGTAAGCCCTGACATAATGTTTGCAGAACTTTGCCCTGTTAATAATCCTCTAAACATAGCAGTCTTTAATTCATTAGCATATCGTGTTACTCCAGATGATATAGTAGTTAAGTCTAATATGCTTAATATCTCTATTGCTGTTACTGCAGTTACTGTTTGCTTAGTTCGTTGTGCAGCAGTTAAGACATCAAAGTTCTTAACCACATTCTTATCATACTTACCTTTTACTTTTTTAAGCAATGCAGGAAATCCTAACTTTGTTAGGTCATCAACAAAGTCAATCTGTTGGAATGCTTGTGCTAATCCTGCATCATCTAATACGACTAATCCAGCAAGAACTTTCTCAATCTTATTCAGAAGTTTCTTCTGGATTTTTTCCATATCTTTTTGATAAAAGTCTAAGTCGTCTATCATTGTTGTGCTTTAATGATTTGGTCTATTAATGTTTCTTCTTGTGCTTGTGGTTGTTCAGCATCTATCTGTTCCACAATCTGTTGTATTTCTTCTTCCTTGAAGTCAGGATTCTTCTTTCTTAGATAAGATTGTCTTGTTTCTAAATCATTTTGGAATGCCCAAGAATAGTATTTGATTTCTTCATCGGTACTCATAGGCACTTCTCTTTCAGCAAAGTCTATACTGAATTGGTCTCCAAGATTAATACCACCTGATACTTCACAGATTCGTTGTGCAATTCTAAATTGTTCTTTCTCAAATGGTCTATATATTTGTTCTACATCACTTCTTAGAGCATCCATTAAGTCTATTTGTCCCATCTTTTTAGATAGTCCTGATTCACTGGACTTGTCGGTCCAGTTGATTCTAACATTGTTGGATTGTGCAATACTATCTACCATATACTTTGTAGATTCAATCATTGCTTGAACATTTGCATTTGGTGTTGCATAATTAAAGTTCGCACCTTCTGGTAATACCAATGCTTTGTCTTGTCCCATTTGGATTCGTTGTTCGGTATCTAATCCAGTAAAGACTGGTTGTCCTAATTGGAATCTACCATGTAAAGCTAATTCAGTTAGCATAATGTTAATACTTCTCATACCATCTACTAAGTCTGATGCCCCTTCTCTAAAGAAATCTCTTGTGAATGGGTGTCTATGTGCTATGTTAAATGGTAAGACATCACCATAAGGGTTTCTATCTCCTTCTACAATAGAAGTAATCTTACCTCTACTGCTTATCATAAAGTGTTTGCCTTCCATATCTTCACTATCTTTACTCCAGAACATATATTGTGCATCTTCTGTTCTGCCTTGTAGATGTGATTCTGCTTGATACATAATAGCAAAAGGTTCATCTTCGTTCGGTTTAAAGAATGGGGTAAAGAAGTGGATTGGTCTATACTTTAGTTTCTTTGCATTGTCGTCCCAATGAGTGTATAGAGCTTCTGTACCTAATAGATAAGTAAGCTGTTCAAATTGTTTCATTACACTATCAAGGTCGCCTAAGATATCTGTGTAGTTCTCATTAAATCTTACTGGTGCTTGTTGATATACTAATGCTCTACGACTAATAATGTTTCTAACAAGATTAATGTACATAGGTGGGATTTGTGAAAGAGATTCACTATCAAAATATCTTTTAATATCGTGTTCAAGATTGATGCCCTCAAAGTAGTCTAACAATCTTTCTCTTTCATTATGTTCTTTTTCAAGTCCTTCTTCTATTGTATCCATTAACAAGTCATACAACATCTTTTCTGTCAAATTATAAATTATCATGATTCATACCTTTTATAAAATTTTTGTTCTTCAGTTTCCAAGAATCTATCCTGGAAATCCTTTATCATTTCTCTACTTAGTTCTTCTTCTTTTATACTTAATCGGTATCCCCATACCATAGCACTTATCATGCTAACAATAATTCCAACACTCATTCCTAATAAAAACATTACCATTCTATTGCCTTAGCTTGTCCTTTAAATCCATATCTATAATCAACTGGATAACATAAAGCATCTAAGAAGTGAGATAATGTTTCAGTCTTTAGTATTTGCCCATTCTCCATAGTACATAGTTCTAAATCTCTAATCGTGTTCTTACACTTAGGATTAATAAATAGTCTATGCTTACCAGTAGCATCTTCTAACATCTTATTCAAAGCATTCAGTCTATCCTTTTGAGTTGGATTAGCTTTCTTAGCTATAACTGTAAACCCAGCTTCTTGCAATATCTTATGGTCAGACTTGGTACTATTACTGGTTCTTGCCTTACCTGCAGGGTCAGGATATACTGGTAATCCTCTACCTTTTAACTGCATTAGCTTAGCCAATTCAAAGGTGTTAGAGTTCTGTAATCCAATCTCGTCAAATACATATAATTCTCCTGCAGTATTCTCACACATTAATAAGGCAGTCATATAAGATGCTACCCCAAAGTCAATTCCCCAGAACATTCTTGGGGACTTCTCCATTACTCTACAATGGATATCTCTACTAAAATTGTATGCTGCTCTATTTGCAGCAGTAAGAAAACTTGCAAGATATTCTTGTTCAAAAGTTCTTTTATCTAAATTCTTTTTTGCATTCTCTACTTCTGATTCAGAAATAAAGCCACCATCTAATGTGGTAAACTGCCAAGACTTATAATCACTATTCTGTGATTGTCCTTTAACAAACAAATCATAGAAGTGATTCTGTACTCCAGTTGGAGTTCCTACAAATAAAGCCGAACCTTTAGTTTCTGCTAAAGTCGGCTGTATAATCTCTCCCCACACATTCTCTTTCATATAGCTGTACTCATCAAGCACTACCATTGTTGTAGATACTCCTCTAAGTGAGTCAGGTTTGTCTGCCCCTTTAAGTTCAACTTTTGCTCCATTGTCAAGTGTAATAGATAACTCAGTTTCATTGATACTGACTTCTTTATGTGCAAAGATGTCCTTGAGTATTGACCAAGATACCATCTTAGCTTGTCTATATGTTGGAAAAACAATCCACCTTCTCTCGTTAGCTTTAAAAGGCTTAGATAA